TAGAGCGGCACAACACCTGCATGAATCGCCACAAGGCGCTGAGTGATTGGGCGAGGGGCAAGTGAAGAAAGAGATCGACTGGCACGGGAAGCCGAGCATATTGGGTAATCGTGATTGCTCTCGTTTCGGCGCGCCGCCAAAGCCCGCATACAACTCAGAGTTTTGGGAATTCTTTCTCGGCCCCGGTGCATGGATGGGGCGGGCCGAATGCCCCGCAGGCTGGGACGAGCGCGACGCGCTGGTGTAGGAGTAAGCAGTGGCGGACACGAAAGACTTGCTGGCGCAGGCATCGGCGGCGCTGGATGCGGAGCGTGCTGCTTCGCAGGCAACGATCGACAGCCTGAGTGCGGCCAACGTGCAGCTCCAGGCGCAGATCGACACCGCGAACGCGACGATTGCCAGCCTGAAGGCCGCCAGCGACCCGTGGGCTGCGGTGGACAAGACCGGCGCGACGGACGTGACGGACAAGGTGCAGGCCCTGTGGAACAAGGGTTTGCCCATGCCAGCGGGCACGTACCTGTTGGATGCGGTGAAGGGGCTGACGGTCGCGACGGCCATCAAGCTGGACCCGCAGACCGTTCTGAAGGTCAAGCCGAACGATGCGGCGCGCTACTGCCTCGTCACCGTACTGGCGGGTGGTTCGATCGACGGCGGCCAGATCCTTGGCGACCGCGATACGCACGCCTACTCAACCACCGGCACGGATGAGTGGGGTTATGGCCTCCACCTCAAGGGCAACGGGACGAAGGCCAGCAACGTCCAAATCAGCCGCTGCACGGGGGACGGCTGGATCGTGAGCGGGGACAACGTGGAGGCGCGCAACATCGTCTCTGTGGGGAATCGCCGGCAGGGGTGCAGTGTGTTTGCCTGCACGGGCTTCCGGGCCTACGACTGCGTATCCAGTGACACCGCAGGCGCGCCGAATGGGCCGTGTGCGGGATGGGACTTCGAGCCGGACAGCGGCAGCATCACGGACGCCCGCCTCGAGCGGTGCATCGCCAAGAACAACCGCGCTGGGTTCCTCGGCTGGGTGCGCTCCAACGTGACGGGCAATGTGGACGTGACGCTGGTCGATTGCATCACGAACAACAACGCCAACGGAATGCAGGCCCACGGCTACAACGGCAAGGTCAGCATCAAGGTGCAGGGCGGCACGCACACCAACCGCAGCTCCGGTTGTCGGGTGGAAGCGGGATCGACCTTTGCGGTGGACGGCTGCACGTTTGCGTTCACGGGCAAGGACCGCACGGACTTCACCGTGACCGGGCAGGACAGCCGCACCAAGTACGACATCTACGTCCTCACCGGGGGCAAGGCGGTCGTGGGGACGAATACGTACAAATGACTTGGCTCGTTGATCTAGTGGTATTCGTGCTGGCGGTGGCGGCCTTCGCCTACCTGTTCCTGTTTGGGCATGGCAACGACGACGTGTGGCGAGGCAAGTGAGCAAGGGCAGCAACCGACGCCGAGAGGATCTTCAGGCGGTCGAGGCGAATTGGGCTGCGATCAAGTGGGACACACGGCCGAGGGCCACTGAGGAGGTGGCTGATGGCCGCCCGGATCAACATCGACCTAGCGGAAGTGGAGCGCCTAGCATCGCTGGGGCTGACGATGGAGCAGATTGCAGCATCGCTGGGGATTAGTCGGACCACGCTGCAAACCCGCAAGGCGGAATCTGAACAATTCGCACAGGCCATTCAAAAGGGCCAGGCGTCCGGCATCGCGACCATTGCCAATGCTTTGTGGGAGAACGCCAAGGGCGGCAACGTGACCGCGCAGATCTTCTTCCTCAAGGCTCGCGCTCAGTGGAAGGACCGCCACGAGGATGTGGGCGAGGACGGCGACGGCCCGACGCCGGTCAAGGTGGAAGTGACGGTGCGAGATGGGCGTAAGCCCGACGCTGACTAAGCCCCAGGCGCAGTTCCTCGCGCTGCCGCACAAGTTCGCGGCCTTTGTCGGGGGGTTTGGTAGCGGCAAGACGTGGACGCTGTGCGCGGGGCAGGCGAAGCACTATTGGGAGCATCCCAAGGCGCATCGCGGCTATTTCGCGCCGACCTATCCGCAGATCCGCGACATCTTCTTCCCCACGGTGGAGGAGACGGCCCACGACTGGGGCTTGCGGGTCCGCATCGCCGAGGTGAACAAAGAGGTTCACTGGTACAGCGGGCGCGTGTATCGCGGCACGACCATCTGCCGCAGCATGGAGAAGCCCGACAGCATCGTGGGCTTCAAGATCGCCGAAGCCGACGTGGACGAGGTGGACACCCTCCCGTCCACGAAAGCGCAGCAGGCGTGGCGCAAGATCATCGCTCGCTTGCGACTGAAGTACGCGGGGCAGAACGGCGCGCGAGTGGCGACGACGCCCGAGGGCTTCAAGTTCACCTATGCCCAATGGGTCAAGGCGGTGCGGGACAATCCTGCGCTAGCGTCGCTCTATGGGCTGGTGCAAGCCAGCACCTACGAGAACGAACGTTTCCTGCCGGACGGTTACATCGCGTCGCTGCTGGCGTCCTATCCGCCGCAGTTGATCGAAGCCTATTTGCAGGGCCAGTTCGTCAACCTGACGGCCGGCACGGTCTACCACGCCTTCGACCGCAGGCAGAACGCCTGCACGGATGCGATGCAACCCGGTGAGCCGGTGTTCGTGGGCATGGACTTCAACGTCGGCAAGATGGCCGCCGTGTTTCATGTGAAACGGGACGGCCAACCCCGTGCGGTGGGTGAGATCGTCAACGCCTACGACACGCCCGACATGATCCGGCTGTTGAAGGAACGATTGGGCGAGCGCCAGGTGCGGGTGTATCCCGACGCCTCGGGCGGCTCCCGCAAGTCGGTCAATGCCAGCATCACCGACATCAAGCTCCTGAAGGAAGCGGGCTTCATCGTCTCCGCGCCGGACGCCAATCCTCCGGTGAAGGACCGCATCAACGCCATGAACGCGATGTTCTGTAACGCGGCGGGCGAGCGGCGGTATCGGATCAACCCGGACCTATGTCCCACCTACGCCGACTGTCTCGAACAGCAGGTATGGGCGGACAACGGCGAGCCGGACAAGGACAGCGGGAACGATCACCACAACGACGCGGCCGGGTACTTCATCCACCGCGACTACCCGATCATCAAGCGCATTGCGCTGGTCGAGCCTCTGAGACTCTGAGATGCCCCTAGCCGTCAACGAACAAAGCGCCGAGGTGAAGGCGCTGGCGCGCGAGTGGGCGATTCTCGATGCGTTGCAGGGCGGCACGTTGGCGATGCGCGATGCCGGCAAGATGCTGCTGCCGCAGTGGCCGAACGAGGAGCCGCTGAGCTATGCGGCGCGGCTGAATGTCGCCACGCTGTTCCCGGCCTATCAGCGCACAGTCAACGTGATGGCGGCCAAGCCATTCGCCAAGCCGCTGACGCTGAGCGACGATGCGCCTGCCAGCATCAAGACGTGGGCGCAGGACATCGACCGGCAGGGGTGCAGCCTGCATGCCTTCGCGGCGGAGATGTTCAGCGAGTCGTTCTCCGGCCTGTGTGGCGTCTTGGTCGAATACCCGCGCATGGTGCCGGTCAAGAACGGCCGCACGGTCGCGCAGGTGGAAGCCTCAGGGGCACGTCCGTACTTCGTGCGGGTGATGCACCACCAGCTCCGCATCCTGGAGTCGCGCGAGGCACCCGATGGCGAGTGGGGCACGGTCTGCGTACCACAGGTGCGCGTGCTGTCGCCGGGCAAGTGGCAGGTCTACGAGCAGGCCGAAGGCAAGAAGGATTGGGTGCTGGTGGACGAGGGCGTCACGACCCTTGGCTACATCCCGTTCGTCCCGTTCTACGGCAAGCGCACGGGTTTCATGTGCGGCAAGCCGACGCTTGGGGACTTGGCGCACCTGAACGTCAAGCACTGGCAGTCGCAGAGCGACCAGGACACGATCCTGCACGTCGCGCGGGTGCCGATCCTGACCATGTTCGGGGCGGATGAGACGACCGAGCTGACCATCGGGGGGTCTGCTGCCGTCAAGTTCAGCGGCTCGCGCACGGAAGCGGGGCTGGAATACGTCGAGCACACCGGAGCCGCCATCAAGGCCGGTGCCGACTCGCTGGCCGACCTGCGCGACGAGATGGTGCAGGTCGGTGCGGAGTTGCTCATCAAGCGACCGGGCAACCGGACGATGGTGGGCGACGCGAACGACGCCGAAGCCAACAAGTGCGACCTCCAGCGGCAGGCCGAAACCTTCGCCGACTCGCTGGATCAGGCGTTGCAGATGATGGCCGACTACGCCCGTCTCCCGTCGGGTGGCAATGTCTCGCTGTTCGATGACTACGGCGCGGCGACGCTGTCGGATGCCTCGGCCACGCTGGTCAAGGATCTGGCGCTGGCGGGCCTGCTGACGCACGAACGCGCCCTGCGCGAATTGCAGCGGCGTGGTGTGCTGAGCGAGGACTTCGATCCGGTCGAGGAATCGGAACAGGCGAAGGCCGAAGGGCCGGCGCTGGCAATGATGACTGATCCGAACGCACCGCCGAATGGCCAGTGATCCGGTCAATCTGATCTTGCAGGACAAGGCCGTGGACCGGGCCATTGACCTGCACCGCTTCTCCAATGGCATCGTCCGCCGCATGGTGGCGATCCTCAACCGCACGGACGCGCGGCTGACGGCGCAGCTCACCGAAGCCCTGCTGCAACTGGACCGCAGCGCCTTCACGGTCGAGCGGCTGGATGCACTGCTCGGTGCGGTGCGGGCGCTGAACGCGCAAGCCTATGCCGACGTGTTCCGCGAGGTTGGGCCGGACCTCCGGTCGCTGGCGGACGCGGAAGGGCAATATCAGTTCGGCCTGTTCAAGCGCACGTTGCCCAGCATCGTGCAGTTGCGCTTCCCCGTGGCCGGGGTGAGCGTCGAGCAGGTCTATGCGGCTGTCGTATCGAGGCCGTTCCAAGGCCGGCTGCTGATGGACTGGGCCAAGACGGTCGAAGCCTCGCGGCTGGTGCTGCTCCGCAACGCGATCCGGCAAGGCTTCGTGGAAGGGCAGACCACGGCGGAGATCATCGCCAGCATCCGGGGTTCACGCGCCCTGAACTATGCCGATGGCCTGCTGGACCGCTCCCGCCGGGAATTGGCGACCGTGGTGCAGACCGCCCTATCGCATACCGCACAGACGGCCCGCCAGGCGTTCTACGACGCCAACGCGGGCGTCATCAAGGCGCTGAAGTGGACGGCCACGCTGGACAGCCGCACGAGCCCCCAGTGTCGGCTGCGGGATGGGCTGCTGTACGACCCCGAGACCCACAAGCCGCTGGGCCACAAGGTGCCGTGGCTGGGTGGTCCGGGGCGGCTGCACTTCAATTGCCGTTCGGTGTCCACGCCGGTCACGAAATCGTGTCGTGAGCTTGGCATCGACATGGACGAGATGCCGCCGGGCACACGCGCCAGCATGGACGGGCAGGTCCCTGCGGACCTCACGTATGCCGACTGGCTGAAGAAACAATCGGCGGCGCGGCAGGACGAGATCCTCGGCCCGACGCGCGGCAAGCTGTTCCGCTCGGGGGTGCCGATGGAACGGTTTTATAACGACCAAGGCGTGTGGCTGACGCTCCCGCAACTGCTGGAACGGAGCGCATAATTCGGCCATGACCGGGCTGCGCGTCATTGATGGGGGCAAGAAGGCCAAGCGACTGGCCGAGGCCCGCATTCTTGAATGCACGTGCGGCTGCCGCACCTTCGTGGAGGCGCGCACGGGCATCCTGATCGACAAGGACGGCAAGGTCGTCCACAAGGGCGCGCTGACACGCCACTGCGTGAGCTGCGGCAAGCTCCAGCAATAACGCAACGCATCCGATTTCTCCGAGGCTCGCCAATGGCGGGCCTTTTTGTTTTGGGGCCAGGCCCCGCCAACCAGCCCGAGGGGCCAACCCGTGAGTGAGACCATCGACCTGAGCAGTCAGGAAGTAAAGGATGCCATCGCCGCCGCCGTTGCCGAGGAGACCAAGGGTCTCAAGAGCAAGAACGACGAGCTGCTGGGCAAGATCAAGAAGCTCCAGCAGGGGCAAGCGATCACGCCCGAAGAACTGGCTGCGGTCGAAGCCGAACGCGACGACTGGAAGGCCAAGGCCAGCGAAGCGACCAAGGCAGCGACCAAGGCGGCCAAGGACGCAGAAGCAGCGGCCAAGCGTGCAGCGGACAACGAAGCGGCGATGTCGCGGCTGGTCGTGGACAACGGCCTGTCGGATGCGCTCATCAAGGCCGGCGTGACCAATCCCGTGCACCAGAAGGCCGCCAAGGCCCTGCTGCGCGAGCAGGTGGCGCTGGCCGACGAGAACGGCTCCAAGGTCGCCAAGGTCGGCGACAAGGCGCTCAGCGACTACATCACGGAATGGGCTGGCAGCGACGAGGGCAAGCACTTCGTCACGGCCCCCGATACAAGCGGCGGCGGCTCGCGAGGCGGGCAACGCGTTAACGCAAGCGGCAAGGCGATCAGCCGGGCGCAGTTCGATGCGCTCGATCCGGTGGCCCGTGCTGCGCACTTCAGCGAGGGCGGCTCGGTCACCGACTGATCCGTCACAACGACGACCCCAAGGCCCGCACATGGCGGGCCTTTTGCATTTAAGAGGCCCCAAACGTGGCAAACACCCTGACCAATCTGTTCCCCGACCTGTACGAGGCGCTCGATGTCGTGAGCCGCGAGCTGGTCGGTTTCATCCCGGCGGTTTCGCGTGACTCGACCTACGAGCGTGCAGCGGTCGGCCAGGTCGTCCGCAGCTTCGTGGCTCCGGCCGTGACGGCGAGCGACATCACCCCCGGTGTGACCCCGCCCGATGACGGCGACCAGACCATCGGCAACACCACCCTGCAGATCACCAAGGCGCGCCGCATCCCGGTCCGCTGGAACGGTGAGCAGACCCGCCAGATGTCGTCCAGCTTCGGCGCGGGCAACATCCGGGCGCAGCAGTTCGCGCAGGCGATGCGCACGCTCTGCAACGAAGTCGAAACCGACCTCGCGGCGCTGCACATCAACGCCTCGCGTGCCTATGGCGCCGCTGGCACCACGGCGTTCGCGTCGGACCTGTCGGACACGGCCAACGTGCGCAAGATCCTCGCGGACAACGGCCAGTGGCACGAAGGTGCCATGCAGATGGTGATCGACACCACGGCGGGCGCGAAGCTTCGCACGCTGACCCAGCTCACCAAGGCGAACGAAGCGGCCGATAGCTCCATGCTGCGCCAGGGCGTGCTGCTGAACGTACACGGCTTCGACTTCCGTGAGTCGGCGCAGGTCAAGCAGGCCGTCACCGTGGGCACGGGTGCCAGCTATCAGGTCAACAACGCCTCCGGCTATGCGGTGGGCGCGACCACGATTGCGCTGGATACTGGCTCGGGCACCGTGCTGGCCGGCGACATCGTGACCTTCACGGGCGACACCAACAAGTACGTTGTCGCCACCGCGCTGTCGGGCGGCAACATCGTGCTGGCGGCCCCGGGCCTGCGCAAGGCGCTCGCGGACAACACGGCGATGACCATCGTCGGTGCAGCGACCCGCAACATGGCGTTCACGCGCGGTGCCATCCAGCTCGCGACCCGCGCTCCGGCGCTCCCGGACGGCGGCGACCTGGCGGTGGATCGTCAGGTCATCACCGACCCGCGCTCGGGCCTGTCGTTCGAGATCGCGATGTACCCGCAGTACCGCCAGATGCAGTACGAACTGAGCCTTGCATGGGGCTGCGGCATCACCAAGGCGGAAGGCATCGCCCTCCTGTTGGGTTGATGTGACTAAGGGGGCTGGGCAACCGGCCCCCTTTTCTTTGGAGCATTCATGGCCCTGATTGTCGAGGACGGCACCGGCAAGCCGGATGCGGAGTCCTACATCTCCGTGTCGGACGCGGACGCCTACTTCAGCAATCGCGGCAATGCGACGTGGGCGGCGCTCGACACGACGCAGAAAGAGCAGGCCCTGCGGTCTGCCACGGATTACATGCTGCAAGCCTTCCGCATGCGGTGGGCGGGCATGCGGGTGACGGAAACGCAGGCGCTCGACTGGCCGCGCCGTTACGTCCCCAATCGCGACGTGCCGAACCTCTACGGCCCGTACGTGACCTATTACGCCTTCGACACCGTACCTGTTGCGGTGGGTTATGCCTGCGCGGAGCTGGCGGTGCGTGCTTCGGCAACTCCCTTGTCGCCGGACCTGACGGCGCAGGTGAAGCAGGAAACGGTCGGCCCCATCTCCGTGACCTATGCGGACGGCGCGCGGCAGGTGCCCGAATACAAGGCGGTGGACGCCATGCTCGCGCCCTTCCTCAAGGGCATGGGTGCGGTGCCGGTGGTGCGCGCGTGAGCAACGTCGCGGCATTGCCCGGCTGCCGGGTGCCGAACCAAGGCCCGAACGCTGCGCTGGTGGAGTCCCTGCGCGACCTTCTCGCGCGGGCCGAGGCGGGCGAGTTGCAGTCCTTCATCGGCACCGGCTTCACGCAGGACGGCCTGCGCTGTGCGGTGTGGTGTGACCACGCGAACGTGTACGAGATGCTCGGCTCGCTGGCGTGGCTCCAGGCCGAGTACGTGCATCGGTGGGCGGCATGACGTTCAACTATGCCAGCTCAGCCGCGACCGCCACGCGCCTGCTGGTGAGCTTCGGCGCCGCCTGCACGCTCAAGCGCCAGTCCGCCGGCAGCTATGACCCGGCGACCGGCACGGACACGGTGACG